GGTGAAATAAATACTTATAAGAAACAGATAAAATTTCAAATAATTAATAAAAAATAAAAAAATGGCAAATATTTTAATAATACCTTGTAATGGTGATTCACCTTTAGTGGTTAACGATAATGGCTTCAATGCCTACACAACCGGAAATACATATTATTTAGGATTTACTGGTTCAACATCTGAGGGATGTTTCACAATAGATTCAATAACAAACAATCCCGAAGTTGATGGAATTTCTTCATTAGTTGGACCTTTTTTAGATTGTAGTTGTTCATTAAGTGCGAACACAGAACAAAATATCTGTTTAGAGGTTTGTACACCAAGCGGAAACACTGTAGTTAGTGTTGTGACACCACATCCGGCATGGACAAATAATCAAGGTACTACTGTATATCAGATGAACGCGATCACTTTGGGTGGTCAGAATGGTTTAAACAACTAATTATTATGAATAGAGAAATAAAAATAACAGAATCACAACTTACTTCTTTAATTAGAAAAGTGGTAAATGAATCCCATAAAGAAAGCTCACGATATATGTTTTTTTCTAATTTACAACAAATGAGAAGACAATGTGATCTTTTATTAGATCTTGATCAACAAATGATCGAAGAAATTTTAGAACATGGTCACGATTGGGCACAAGATCATATTGCAGAAGCAAAGAACAATATGGATCAAGTTTTTGATTTTTTGATGAATGAAACAAAAAAACATGGAATGCAAATGTCAATGAATATTGATGATGAAGATATGGTCATGTCTGAGGGCCGTAAAAAAACAGGAACTAAACTTTGTGCTAGAGGAAAAGCGGCGGCAAAATCCAAGTTTGATGTTTACCCTTCGGCATACGCGAATGGATACGCAGTTCAAGTTTGTAAAGGTAAACAACCTGGTTTAGACGGTAAAAAAAGATGTTCAGGAGTTTATTGTTAAAATAATTTATTTTTTTTTTATTTAAGTTTTTTTTATATATATTTGTAGTATTATAAACTACAAGAAAATGAAAAAAATTTTAAGGAGAATCTACAAAAGATTCAAAGTAAGACTAAGTAAAGTGGGTAGATCTTCCGCGCTAAAGACTTATGAAGAAGTTGAGCTACATGAAAAAACTGCCTTCAAGATATGTGTAAAACTTATTTCGCATAAAGATTCCGATTTTATGATTGCCCCAATGTCAAACAAAAGATTCATAATTAATGATTCATTGAATCTTTTTATTATAATAGACTATGGTAGGGTGGAAATTACAAATCATGTTTTTCATTATGATGTAAAATTATCCACAAGGGATTATGAAAGAATAACATATCTTTATGATACAGAAACGGAAAAAAGACGAACGGATACAGAAAGAACAGTCAAAAAAAATATCAAGAATACTTTAGATAAAGTTTACAATGCAATAGTAGATGAAATGAAAATTAGCGAACAATAATCTAAAGTTCTTTCAAAATATTTTTGATAAGCAAGACTAAATGTGATTCTGTAATTCTTACTTCATTTGTGGATTTTCTTGGTTTATATGATGTCATAATCGGTTTTTGTCCCTTTCCTGTTTGTGTATCTTTTTTTTCGGCAGTTCTTTTTTGTTGACAAGCGGATCTTTTAGCAGAATCGGACATTTTACCCGCAACACCAGCGGCACGACATTTAGGGTACGCCCCTTTGGATGTGTCGTGTCGCCCGCAAGGTGGATGTTTCCCATCAACTTTACGACAAATGTTAACCCATGGACCTTTTGGTTGTTTTGAGCCTTTTGGTTTTTTTTTAGTACCAAACCAAACCGCCAAATCTTCTTTTAAATGATGTGGTTCGTCTATATTTCTATCATAAGATCCTCGATGATCTTTTTCCCAAACACCAACAGTCCTTTTTATATTATTACGCATTTTCTTTTTTATCTGTAGTTTGTTATTATTTGTTTCTACAAATTCAGTAAAAGGACCAATATGGTGATCTTTCCAATCGTAAAACCCTATTTCTAACGGGGCATTGTAAGGACCTGCGGTTATTGAAGTATTTGCTTCATTAATTTTTTTTTGTCTTTGTATCGGAACAATTTTTTTTCTTCCACCAGGTGTTTGATTTAATATACCTCCATCATCATCACTGAATGTTAGATAAGGATTTTTTTTTATTTTGTTTGTAGATTTTTTAGCAATTTTTTCTCGTTTTTTTATTTCTTTTTTTGGTGTATCCATAACACCATCATAACTATCATAAGCCAACATCGCATCATCATAATTAGAAGTTGATATTGTAAAAGGTCCTAATTGTTCTTTTTTAAAAAATCTGAACCCAGGTTGTAAAGGGGGTACATAGGATCCCCTACTCCCGAGTTCAGTAGTTGCTTCTAGTATTATTTTGTTTACAATATCTTGAATATTCATTATCTTATAAATATCACAAATAATTATTATGGAAGAAAAAAATGAAATTTTTGGTAATCTTTTCGGCAGTATCAATTTACTATCTGAAGAACATTTAGAAGTAATATTATCAACTATGGACAAAGAACATTCAATTTATTATTTAGTTGAAGCCGTTAAGTGTGCACACCAAAGGGGCGCTTTTTCTATTGGTGAAACTGAAATAATTTCTAAGTCTATAAGAATGTTAGTGAATGATGTAAAAGAATAATTTATTTTATAATATGACTTAACATTCTACGGTAATTGTTTAACAAAAAAAAAGGTCAGATTTCTCTGACCTTTTTCTTATTAACCGTTAATTGATTATCTCAATTCTCTTAAGTCAAACGTTCTAACACCATCAACTGTGATACGTCCGTAGAAACGGTTGTTAACCATTTTCTTAGCGTATCTTGTCATAATACCTTTGATAGGTGTGAAGTTGAATGGGTTATACATTGTAGGTGTCAATTGTAGAGGTACATACGGTGCGTAAATGTAACCTGTGTCTAACAATGATGTTCCTTTGTGACCGATTAACACTTGGTTAGGCGGGAAGTAAGGATCACGGTAAACTTGGTAACGTCCTGACAACGTACCTACTCTTTCGATACCCATGTTGTATTGATCTTGCTCTGGTGAAGCATTTGATACGTGGAAGTATTCAAGATCATCAAAGATTGCAGAAACTTCAGAAGAAACAACGATCCAGTTAGCACCACCTCTCAAAGTAGATTTGTGGATTTGTGCTGACAATTGATTGATCGCTGTGATCAAAGTTTGGTTCCAATCTTTTTGTGTATAAGATGTAGTCAATTGAAGTCTTCTCCATCCGTTGTAGTCCCAACGTAAATTCCATGCCGCTCCTTTTCTCAAGTCACGTAAAATTTCACGATCGATTTCAGCAGCTACTTGTTCTGACAACAACGCTGTCAATTCAGCTTCTGCATCGATGTTATGGAATGCTGCAACGTCCTGAGCTAATTCAGGTGACCATTGTGCTCTTAATTTTCTTTCTGTTACAGAAACAGTCACTGACTCAAGATCAAAAGAAACCTCACCAATTTGATCTTCGAATTCTAAGTTTTTATATCTTCTATAAATTGCTTGGAATGGAGATTGTCCTAATGTATCATTATTTTCTGTTATTTCACCAATTGTAGTTCCTGTGTAACCATCTAATGTAGTAGCTCCACAATCAGCACATGCTGGACAAGAAAGATCAACTTCTAAATAGATACAACCATCCTGTGAACAGATATTGTTGTAAGACCCACCATTTCCTGTTGTAGGGAAAGTTGTTCCTTGAGTATTAGATGTTGGTTGTACAATTCCTTTACCATAAATTTGAGTTACAACTCTAAACAATAATGGTGCTGACAAGTTTGTGTTTCCAATCTCATCTAAATTAGGACATCCTGTAGATCCTGTTAATACGTTTAAGTCAGCAACAATTTTAAGATCAGATAAGAAAGTTTCTGTATCTATCTCATTACCATCAGGTCCGATTAATTTACCAACACCTCCGTTATTAAATCCACAAAGTTTAACGATAATTTTTCTTGTAACTTCACCGTCAAATTGATTTGTCGCTGGAGTTAAATCAGAACCTGACCATACCATAGCGATAGCCGGTTGAGTAACTGCAGTCCATTGACCTTTAGAATAGTCAAACAATCCTGGAGGATCTAAACCTGCCTCATTACCTTCATAAAATAAATCATAAAGATTTTTTGTATATGGTGCGTTAGTCTGACCAGCAGGTAAATTAGCGTTAGGGTAACCTTGACCAAGTGAGTTGTAACCATCTGCAATTGCTTGAGGTGATCCTATTGGTGAATAGTGTGTCCCATCAGGATTTGCCGCGTTAGGATTGTATCCTTGGATGCGAGGTACAAAGTAGAACAATTTACCAATAGGTAAGTTCATTGCTTGTACTGATACGATATCGTTTGCTAACAATTTAGAGAAAACTCTTCTTACGATAGGGAATACAACTGTTTCAAAAGCTCCGTTAGAAGTTTCTGAAGTTGCTTCGTTAATCAAGAAAGAAGCTTGGTTTTCATATAACTGTGCTACGTTTTCTTTTAGGTGGCCTCTAAGACCTTCAAGGAACCCTAATCTGTCCCATTTGTTAATTGTATCTTCTTTGATAACTTTCAGGTGTTTTAACCCGATGTTACCAACAAGACCTGATTCTAATAATGCTCCCATTTTTATTTGTTTTTAGCTTTATTTTTTTATTTATGTATATTATAAATATACGGTTTTATTAAAAAGTTTATTTTATTTTACCCATCAAATCTTTCATTCTCATAA